CTAGGTGCGCTACCTTCCCGTCTACCTCTGCTGGGTTGTACTCGGGATGCTGGTTAGACATCTTGTGAGATGCCGTGTCCTTGTCTACGCAGAAGGCGGTGATTGATAGCGCAGATCGCCAGAGTGGTTCCTCGATAGATGCTTGGTTCTCATAGCAGTGCAGTAGTTGATTACAGCCGACTCCGTTAACCGTCTTCAGCATGATGGTCTTGAAGCGTTTGATCTTGTTGGCAAGTAACGCTTCCATCATCGGGCTCATCGCCGGGACGAAGGCTGGTCTTTCCTCTACTGGCTTAGGTGGTTCTGAAGAGAGGATGCCTTGAACCTGCGCATAACTCATGCGCAGAGTCTCCTCGTTCAGAACTACTACTTCTTTTGTTTCTCCGTTTTTGAAGTTAAACGTACCCGGAATACGTAGTACACGCGATGGTTCAAATACTGACGCATCAACAATCAGTTGGTGCTCGTTGCACAATTCTCGGAGCCGCTCGGCAAGAGGCTTCCATTGCCATTGCTCAATCGTGCTGTCGAGTAGCCAGTAAGCGTGTATCCCGTAACCGGAACTTACTAAGATGGGTCGCGGTAGACCTACCGCTTTGCAAAACTTCTGAAGCTCGGCTAATCCAGTGGATTGGTCGATGTAGCCCTTGACCCTACCCTTCTCGTCTGGTTCAGCCTTGCTAGGCCCACAGTCGATGTCCACCCATAGGGCTCGGAAGTAGATAGCATTTTTGTGTTCTCTATTATTGAGAGGTCCGTACTTAGCGCATCCGAAGAACGCATCGAACTTCCCCTTAACGAAACGCTGGGCTAACTTGGTAACCTCTTCTCTAGTTTCTACAAAGTGCTGATCTACGTATCGACCTATCCCCAATGCGCAGAACCGTCCCTCGGGGGGCAGTACGGCGTCGAGCAGATCGAATGTGGACATATTATTTGCGTTTCTTGTGGCACTCTATGAATTGCTTGATGCGGTCATGGTGTGGTGGAGCGGGGGTATTTATCCCCCAAAACCAGTTGTAGATCGTCATTCGGCTTACCCCCAGTTCGAGGGCAATCTGTTTGACGGAAACACCGCTATCAATGCACGTTCTGCCCAAGGCTACGCCCAGAGACTCAGCATCCGCTTGTCTATTAGCTTCAACTAAGTTCTGGCTGTAACCATAGCTCATGCTTATTCCTCGTCCGTCCACGCCTTAACTACCGAGTCAAGAGCGACCTTGGGAGTAGGTGTGGGGGTTTCAGTCTTCTTGACTTCGCGCTTCTTAGGCTCGACTTCAACAGCATCCTCAACGTCTTTGGCTTTTGGTGCTGCCAACGCAGGGGCAGGGGCTACCGCCGGAGAGTTCTTGCCAGACACATCCGCTTGATACGGGGTCATCATCACCATCTTCTTCGTCTCGGGCAGAGCAGAGTGCTTGCTGGTGATAGTGTGTTCAGCCTTGTTGATGAACCTAGTGGCAGTGAACATCACCGACTGGTTGTCGTTGTCCTCGTTGAAGCTGATCTCCGTAACCACGTAGTCCAAGCTCTTGCCGTTGTTGGCGAGGTACTTCGAGTAGTTCTCGAACTTGTGCGTCTTGTCGGAAGGGCTGTCGCCGAACAAAGACTTCGAGGCCAGATTCATCTGGTACACATCGTTCTCAAGTGCGGAGTTGAAGTTCTCCTCCAACATCACAGCCAGTCGGCGCGAGTAGCGGCAAGCCTTGGAGTTCGCCATGCCCGAACCCTTGATGTTCTGCTGGCAAGTGTCGCAACGATCCGACTGTGGGTTAGCAGCACCAGCGTCAGGCGCATTGCCATCGTTCGAGAAGCAATCTGGCGAAGTCGGCTCGGCGTCGGGAGTCCACTGCTTAGCGTAGAAGATACGACCAACCTTAGGCGAGGCGTTAACGATGACCACGTTAATAGCACCCTTGACCTTGCCCATCTCTTCGCCACCGACCATCTTGCGGAAGATGCCGTTCTTGGGGACGATACGCTTTACGCCACCCTTGCCAGCAATCTGCTTGGTCAGTTCGCTGATGCCAGCGTTCTGCAGGAAGTCGGGGAGGTCTTGATTCAAAATAGTGAGGTTGCTCATTTTCAGTTTCCTTTTGCGCGTCTAACGACAATGGTGTACGAGTTTTCTACGTTCATCCCCATCGGGAATGAATCTGGATTCTCAGAGAGGAACTCCTTCATATTGGTTTGATGAAGTCTCTTCTCCAACAGGCCGAACGCATCATGCTCACGGATGAACTGATACATCGAATCCCAGTCGCCCGTCCAGTACTTAGACTTGATCGAGCGAATGACTGTGCCGTGTTGTGTGCGGATGCTGTCGGCGTTTAAGTACTTGCACGTGTCAAGCATCGCCCCTTCCAGAACATCCATCTGTGCGTCCATCTCGGCGCACTCTGCCTTGTACTTGCCTGTCAGCATGTCCTTGGCATCTCTTATCTTGATGTAAGCCTCGGCCAGCTTGTCTACAGGCACAGATGGCTCTGCCTGAACTTCTTCGTTCATCCTAATCTCCTAACTTTGTTACGGGAGGTCTATCTTAGCAAGACTCTTTACATTGTCAAGCGATTTCTACGGACTCGTCAGAAATTTCTTGGCGGTAAAGATCAATCACATGCTGGTGGTTGTCTACGTTGTTACGCAGAAGGGCGTACATCCTAGCCTCAACCGGAGAGCCCGATATATGCACGATGGTCATGTTGTTGACCTGACCGGGGCGGTCAATACGTGCGTTGGCTTGAAGGTACGTTTCCACACTAGAACACGGAGCGTACCAAATGATTGTGTTCGCTGCCGTCAGTGTTAGCCCGTGGGAGGCTGCTTGCGGTTGGATGATGAGCACCCGTGGGGACTCGTTCTCTTGGAACATCTTCACGATCTCAGATCGCTTGTTGACCGATACCGAACCGTTGATGACTTCGCAACTGATGTTGTTCTTGACTAAGTGGTTCTTCAGTAGTTCTATGGTGTGCGTGAACGGAACGAACACAAGCACCTTGTGACTTGCTTCCTCAATCACTTCCTGTACTACGTTAAGCCTGTTGCTTACGTCGAACTCAATGACGCTCTTGTTGTCGGTGTAGACCGCTCCGCTGGAAATCTGCAGTAGTTTGTTGATCTTCACCGCAGCGTTGACGGCAGAGATTTCTTCCCCAGCCGCCTCGAACCACATCTCCTTCTTGAGCGTCTTGTAGTACGCAGACTGCTGTGAAGTGAGCGGGGCATCCCGATCCACGTGGATAACTGGTGGGAGGTCTAGGCACTGGGCCTTCTCAAACCGAATCGCTGGCTGCAGAATCTTGTGGACTATGTGCTTCGCTTCGGGTCTGGGGATGTACCGATAGTCGCTCACCTTGAACATCACGGTGTCGCGGAACTGCCCCAAGAACGGGGCAACTGACTTAGGGTTAACCAACTTGGCTAACCCGTATGCGTCTACGGGGGACTGGGCAGCGGGAGTACCCGTCAACATCCACAGCCCCTTGACCACCTTCATAATGTCACGAAGGGTCTTCCATCTAGTTGTCTGTGCGTTCTTATACGCTGATGCTTCATCTACTACGACAAGATCGAACCCGCCAGCCATGATCTCTTCCTTCACGATGCCCACACCATCGAAATTGATGATGACGAACTCTGCACCGGAGTCGATGATCTCTTTACGCTTCTTAGCCGAACCATAAGCAACCGCAACGCTGCGGTGCAACGCGAACTTGAACAGATCGTTCTGCCATGCTGACTTCATGATTGACAGCGGGCAGATCACTAACACACGCTTCACTAACCCTACTTGCATCAAATAGTCCACTGACCAAATCACTGATGCTGTCTTACCCGTACCCTGCTCGTTGAAGCAGAACGCCTTACGGTTGGCGATGAGGAATTCTGATGTAACTTTCTGATGATCGAACGGTGTGAACCCGTGCGGACGGGGCCACTTGTACTCTGATAGGTTCATTTTTTAGGCTTGTTGACTTTCACGGTGTGATCCGAATTCCTGCTGAACGAACGGTTCGCGCTCGGTGCTTTCAGCTTTAGGTTGCTCGGGGCGTTGCTCCCACCTTTTGACAGTGGGATCGAATGATCTATGTCTTTGCCCGTGCGGTCAATCCCTTTTTTATCCATTTCATTTCGAGCACTTTCACGCTTCGCTCGTGTGGGGCCTTCGCCCCTAGCGACTTGTTGTGCGTACTCTTTTTTGTATGGGCGGGGCTTGTTGACGTAGGGCATGATGACTCCGTTATTTACCGCACGGGCCTAGTGCCTGTGCAAACCTATGCTCCTCCTCCAGCAACCTGATCTTGCGGAGGGCGCACTCGTAATGGTTATGTCCGAACGTATAGCAGTCGGGACTATGCGTTCCAATTCTACCGTCCCTATCCTGCTGCCAGCGTAGTGCTTGGCGTAGGCGAACGATCTCTGCCGCTGCGTCTGCTGCCAGATCGTTTTTTTCGGCGTACAAACGTATAAGGATTTCTGCTGGGCTGTCTGGTTTCATGTCCGGTTCCTTTTCATCGTCTTCATCGCGCAACCAATACGGTATTAGGTATTGACCAACGTGCTCATCTTCTTTCATGGCTTCACCTTCCTTGCTTCGATCATTGCGTCGGCGACGGAATAACAGTATTGGGCTTTCTCAGCGGCTGTAGGGCTATCGAAAGGGTCCGCCCCCTGCAGAACCTTCGCTGCAAAGTAATCCCTAAGCATCATGCCGTATCCCCAGCGGTGATCGCCTTCAACCGTCAGGTCCAAGGGAAATGCTGGTCCACCATTGTCTACATTCATTTTGTATCCTTCGTTAGTTTAGCCATCAGTACTGTGTAATCAAACTTGGCAAGCGGGGTCATCTTCTCCTGCATTAGCAGATACTCCCGCATGAGATCAAGCCGCCGATCCATTTCCGTCTGCATGGCTTTCTTTATGATGTCTGGCTTTGGCTTGTCCATTAACTAATCCCATGCGCCTTCTCAATGGCGCGGGTAAATTCAATGGCGTACTTCGGCACAGAGTTGTATTGCGCCATTGCTCCATACCCCAAGACTTCGTAAATGTCATAATCCGTCAGTGGCTTGCGCTGGGGCGGGGCGGTGTAGAGGGGCGTCCAATCACTACCAAACAGCCCGCCATCACTTAACGCCAGTTTGTTGTCACGTTGACGTATCCACGCCACAGGCACTTGCACAGGCTGCGCGAGGGCAGCGCGGAGTTTTTCAAAGCGATGTGCTGCTGGGTGAAA